TCTTCGCGTTCGATGGTTACGGTCGTTTCACCGTCGATGGTCGCTTCCGTTTCCGTCGGGCGCTCTTCGGGGGGTTTGATCAGAGGGGGCAGGGGGTGGGGAAAGTGCACCGCCAGTACCGCCCTGAAATTCCGTACTGGTGATTTCTGCGCCGGACTTGTTTTTGAAAATCAGCTTTACAGTGTTGCTCTCTTCATCAACGACGGGTTCGACATCAAAAAGTGTATTGGCGTCAATCTCATTAAATCTTGCGGTAACCGCACCATTTTGAATAGCATTTGTTGAATTAACGTCCAGACTTTCGTCTGTCTGGGGAATCTCAACATTGAAAGAAACACCACCGCTTTCGTCCGGAGTATGCTTTTCACCGTTGAAAGTTATTGCTTTTATTGCTCCTGCACCACCGTATTCATTCCAGGCCGCCGGCTGATCGAAAGCTGTTATATCATTTGATTCAAACCGGTAATCTTTCCATTTGCCGGCAGACTCCTCAATAGTAATTATCATGCCGGGCTTCTGATCATCTTTGATTTTTGCTCCGGCAATAGCGATGACAGCAGTTTCTTTCGTATAAAAGCCGGAATTAAGAGGGTGAAGTTTGGTAACATTATAAAAACCACTACCGGAACCGGAACCACCGGAGATTTCTTCCCACTCATTCCATTTCCCACCTGTCATCTTACGTTGTTTCAATACACCACCGGTAAAATGCGTAGACAGGAAGATTTGCGTAATAGCATCATCCTCGCCGTAACGACTCACTACTAAAATATCACTTGAATAAGTGTCTGCATCAGTCACAATATAATAGCCGGAGTTTATAACCGAATCAATATCAGTATAAAGGACTGTATTGAAAAAATGAAGCATATCTATATTTGAAAGATTCTTGTAGAAATCCTCTTCAGTACCCTTATACCCTTTGCCTTTTGCATCTTCATAGGTATTAACCTCATTCCATGAGTCCGGTACATAATCACTGCCGACATATACATAAGTATGATATTTACCTACTTTATCTAAGAATGAACATTTGATACCAATGTTCCTTAGCTCAATAGGAACGAGGTATATAGCCTTATCTAATGTGAATCTGTTTGTATTATCACTCGGATCGACATGATATAAAGATACATTATAGTCAGTAACGCTCGTTATTCTCCAACTACCCCACTCTCCGTTTTTTCGCTGTCTCTGATATACGAACCCACACTCATAGCGTATTTGTTCATAAATGTTCTCATCAAGTATCGTAGTAGCCAAAAGACCTTTTATATCCTTGAATTCATTTCGTTCATCTTCATTATACCGATAAGTAAACAAGCCGGCAGTACCAAACACCTCATCTAAATCTCTTAGATCGTTCAAGAAATCCAAGTCTATAACAATACTACCACAAACATTTATGGCTGCCAATAGTTTTTTCAATTCTCCCCAAACAGAGCCATCATCACTTTTAGATGTCTCTTTTGTTCCAAGAGCTTCCTGTAATTTAGCTTCGGTTGACATCCATTTCCCCCAAGTTGTGTTACCACTGGAAACAACACCACTCCGGGACAAAGTAATAACCGGTCCTACGGTTACTTCAGTAGCCGTACTGTTATTCATTGCATCAAGTTGGATGCACGATGTAAACGACTGATAAACATTATTGAGTCCCAACCGCTCTACTTGAATATTGAGAGGAATACTGGTAGAACCAGGCGCAAATACACAACGGTAATTTCCAACAGAGGAATTACCTTCATATAAAGAATTGAGTTTTGATTTTAAGTTAGCCAGAGAATCAATCGTACCCAAACTTTTAAAAGGATCAGTAAGAGGATTTGATTTTGTTGAAGTGCCTAATATCCTTTTCAACAGTTCAGCATCTCCTTCAGTTATACTCTTCTCTGCATCTGTAATACGATTCTTAAAATCCTCCAAATCTTTATTAATATAAGCGGATATAGCGTCAGTTAAATCCTGTACCAATATTTTCCGCCCACCACTAATCTCAACATACATATCATCAGACAAAGATTTCACGGCAGTAAGCTGCTCTATCGTGAAACTATTTGTCTTTAACGCTTGCAGCACAAGGCTGACAATCTGCTGTTTCTCCGTTTCTGTCATAATTATTCTTTTAATGAATTATCTAATCATTATCATATACCCACGTTAACTCAATGGTCATACCAATATTATCAATATCATAGTCATACATGTAATCAAGATAAAGCTGGAATTCTTTTCCGGTACCTACATCTCTGGCATCTACTCCCTTTAAAATATAGACTCCATCTCTACTAACTACACTACCCTCAATAAGATTACTATATGAACCACCTGTGTACAGAATGGCACGTAAATTTATCAAACTGTCATCCAAAGAACTTTTCAAGCTATCAAGTCCGGTTATCACCAGTTTACCATAACCTTTCCTGCCAATATACTTACTGTCTATGTCAGTAGTCTTAATGGTGATTAAATCCCAATAGGATTGTTCATCACCGCCCGGATGATGAATGCTGTTCACTGTGATCATTGTATCACTGTTGATAGAAGTGCCAGTATTTGGAGTAGCATTAGACATATTGATATAAGTTCCAATTTCTGCTACAGGTTTTTCTGTACCAAATTTGATACTACGCATATCCCCAGTATCCGTTTTTCTGTAATTATCACCTTGTACACGTCTCATCGCAACCTGATTATTCCATTCCAAAACAGGATCAAGCGATTTTATCTGCTGTAACTGCTGATTGAAGACAAAGCTTTTCAATCCCTCGATTTCTTGATTCAATTCAGGAACACCACCGTCTTTTCTTGCATAACGTACACCATCAAAATAGATATAGTTACAGCATAAAATACGGTTAAGAAAGTCAGCAAACCACACTGGGCAACCAATAGAATTACCTAAAGTAAATATCTTCTGTGTAGCTTCACGGCTATACAATTCTACGATATCACCATCAGCAGTGGTAAACTGTTCGTTATCTACTGTGAATGACCAGTTATTATCTTTGAATCCGCCGGGGGCACGAAAATCGAAGAAATATTGCATACCATCAATCCAAAAGATACAATCCGTCCGTTGCCGGTTATCTTTCATTGAATACTGTATTACAGTAGTCTCATTAAGTTCGGCACTATCATTCGTAACTTTGAAAATCTCACTCCAGGAATCACCAACTAACACATCGTAGTAACCGCTATTCAGTCCTGTTATAATGTGAAAGTAGATTATCTGATTATTATTCATATTCCATGTGTGCCACTCAATAGAATCCTGACGCTCATTAATCAAATCTCGTACAACCAAAGCAGGCACTGCATCTGATTTGTCACCTATCAACTCAATGAATATGATATCAGAGCTTGCGAATTTCTGAATGTATTTACTCTTCGCACCGAACCGGTCCGTAGTAGGGTTAAAAAACAAAGGGGTAAAAGGACTTATTTTCAACATAATATTTTAAGCTTTAGAGATAGATTTCACTATAAGTTCATATTTAAGCCCATCAAACCGTTCTATTTGTCCGTCTGCTTCACTTAAAAATCCCTTATACAAATACTCATCTTTAACAAGAGTAATTATACCATCCACAGGAGAAGGAATAACTTCATCATAGGTATTAAATCCAACTTTACCACAAGTGGCCAACTTTTCAGATATCACAAAATTATCTTTTAACGCAATGTTGTTAATCACAACATCACTGTTGCCATCAGAAGAAGTAAATTCAAGCTTATCAGCGCTAATACCAATATACTTGCTGTTTGCAAGCAACATAGCACGCTGGTTATACATCACATTAAACATCTTATCCGGATTCAACACGCCGCTGATATTCCATCCGGTTCTAATGAGTTTATAGCACATCACCCCAGACGTTAATATAGAATCAGCAGCTCCAACAAAAAACACGTCATTATCACTTTCATTATCAGTAGTATTCTTACCTCTCTTTTGTGCTAAGAACTCAATACCATAGGCATCTGCACGATAAGGACTAATAAGCTCCAGTTTATTATCAGTAATATCTACGCCAGTCATGTATTCTGTCGTAAACCGGAATTCATCACGTCCGTTAATGGAATCATAATCCTGTTTGTCATAGCCGACACGAACAGACGAATAAATCAGCTTCTCATCAACAGAATAAGTAAATTCAGTATGGTCGACTTCAAATTCTTTGATTATACTTGTGGAAAACAGTGTATCTCTGTGAACGAACTGAACAATATTTCCATCAATTACAGGAACAAAGCCGAACACAGATTCCATCCAGTCAACAAACTTTGTATAAGAAGTATATAACTTTGCATCTGGTATGCCACGAATACTTTCAGCAGCTACTATAACACAATTATCAAGTCTGGAATCATAATTGCTTGCAATCTTACCGGTAATGCCTTCTTTTCCTCCATTGATACTTTTAAGCAAACAATTCAAGACCCTTGTAGGTGTTATTGCATCAATGTATATAGGATCACTGATAGAATTATAAGTTACCTTAAACTCTTTAATCTTCTTAATGTTGATTTTTGCATAAGTAGTATGAGAAGCTTTCAAACTGATAGAAAAGTACACCATCTTTCTTTGACCATAAGAATCAAATGAAGCCTTACTCACGCTAATACTCAATATTATTGTTTTAGTTTCTCCTTTACTTATGTTCACTGCTTGAGTATTCCCACAAGAGGAAAGAGTAAATGTTGCATACTCAGCATCCCCACTATTCTCATATTCAACATCCATTTCCACATACGCTTTAATGCCCGACGCAGGAACATCGAGCAGATCAGCAACTACGCCTTTTTCACCTTTGTCATATTCAAGGTAACCTCCTTTGGATATCTCATTACTATAACTGGAAACATAAACATTTGCAAGTTCAAGAGGATTTACGGTATATGTATCACCAATAGAGAAGTTTAGTATATTCTGCATATCCAGCCTATCATAATACAGTTGATGAACTTCTTTTATTTCATCTACAAGATACTCGTATTGTGTTCCCTTGTTAGCCTTAATAAGAGTAGCAGTACTATTATCAACCGTATTCATTGATATCGTATAGCCCGAATTATCGAAGGTACCGAAATCCAGCTTACTATTGATAACAATATCATAGGTGTGCTGATTATTGATTTCGTAAATTGCGATCCGAGCGTCTGCAAACAGATATTTTTCTACCCATTCATCGAGAAGCAACTCATAAGCTTCTCCTACAAACTCAAACTTAGATGTGAATGTTCTAATAACTCCACCGAATCCATCACGTTTGAGTGTACGCTTTATCTCATCCCAATTCCGGATACAGGATTTAGGAAGTTCATACGTGGTACCAGCTACTGTCAGAACATATTTGCAAAGCATTTTTATAGAGTTAAACGTCCACGGGCAAATATAAAGAAAAAGCCAACCGGTTTCCCGATTGGCTAAATTCTTGAAAATCACGCTTTGCAAAAACGAGTTATAACTATTTGTCTTTCAACACTATTTCTATACCAAGAAACAAAAAGGACTTTTCGACATTCGCCAAGCTAATTTTTCCATTACCTTTTAAAAAGGCATTGAGAGAGCTTCGGTTTATGTCCAAATGTCTGGCTAATTCAGCCTGCTTCATTCCTCTATTCTTGAGAGCTTCAAGTATTGCTTCACGTATCATAAATAGTATTTTGACACAAATATATAAGTTACGAATTGGTGTAAACGTCATCTCGACAATACTCTATCTGCGCCCGGTGTTCGTCATCAAGTTGTTTATAGCTAAATGCTGGCATTTTTTTAGGCTTTGGGCATTCTTTTAGATAGGTTCTATCGTTTGCAATAAAATCCCGAAAAATGCTTTTCTTTAATACTTTCTTTTGCTTTCG